AGAAAACATTTTTACCACCAGTTCGTGTTTATGCACTTGTAGATTATCAAAGCACAGAGACAAAAGCAGACACGCCTGCTGGTATGGACAAACAAAACACAATTACAATTCACTTCCACAAAAGAAGATTGATTGAAGATCAGGATCTTTATGTTCGTGAAGGCGACTTTGTTTTATATGGCGACTACTACTACGAAATTGTCAGCACTCAATGGGCAAGACAATTGTTTGGGCAAATTGACCACACATTTGAAATTGTAGCCACAGCATACTATTCAAGAGAGGGACTATTCGATGCCACCTGATTATCCAGATGATTTCAGCCTGACAAGAGGAACAGATCTCGCTCCGTTAAAAGAGCTTGATTTTCAACCTTCAACAATTGAAACAATTGATCGTGCGCTTTTTGATTACATTGATGAAGAACTTGATATATTTTGTTCCACAAACAAAGGCTTTAAAAAGGTTCCTTTTATTTGGGCAGGAGCCGAACGAGCTTTTCAGATTAAGCATGATCGTGAGTTGCGCGACGTAAACGGGTTTTTAATTTACCCTATTATGAGCCTCGAAAGAACAGGTATATCAAAAGACTTATCAAAGAGAGGGGCTTTTTATGCTGCCGTTGAAAACAGAAGTGATGTAAAAGGCGGCTTGATGACAGTTGCAAGAGAAATCAAACAGGACAAGACAGCAAACTTTGCAAATGCTGATGCCAAAAAACAAATAGTTTTAAATGTGGGTGTTAGTCAAAACAACTTTCCGAAAAAGAATAAAAAAGTGGTGTATGAAACGATAACAGTTCCTGTGCCTGTTTACATTGAAGTTTCATACACACTAACAGTAATGGCGGAATATCAGCAACAAATCAATGAAATGATCACACCGTTCATGACAAAGACTGGTGGAATTAATTACGCTGTTATTGAAAAAGATAATCATCGATTTGAAATGTTTATAGACTCGGATTATGCATTAAATAATAATGCAGCATCACTACTAGAAGATGCCCGAGGATATGAGACACAAATCAGTTTTAGAATTATCGGATACATCGTTGGAGCCGACAAAAATGAAGAGCGTCCAAAGATTGTTCGAAGAGAAAATGCAGTTGAAATAAAGATTCCAAGAGAACAGGTAATCCTTGGCGACATCCCCGACCAACGCCATGTTAGCGGCAATGTTCCTTTTTATCGTTCATAAAGTTATATTTAGGACTTTCACCAATTTATTAACTATTTATTAACGATAATCAGAATATTTTATTCTCAATATTTCGAAGAGCGACAAGGAGACACTTCATAATGTCAGTTAAATCTTTTAAATTTGTTTCCCCCGGCATTTTTATTAATGAAATTGATAACTCACAGTTACCAGCCACCCCCGATGAGATGGGTCCAGTTATTATTGGACGAACCGAGCGCGGACCAGGGATGCGCCCAGTTAAAGTTAGTTCATTTTCAGAATTTGTTCAAGTTTTTGGCAACCCAATCCCTGGCGGTTCTGGTGACGATGTTTGGCGTAATGGCAATTACACTGCACCTACTTATGCCGCATACGCTGCACAGGCATATTTGCGAAACAGCAATGCACTAACAGTTGTTCGACTTCTCGGTGCCCAGAGTAGCCAGGTCGCTGAGAATGGTGCCGGAGAAGCAGGCTGGTATTCAGGCGCAGGAAGCTCACCAGGGGTAAATGCCAACGCTATTGGCTCTAATGCTGGTGCTTACGGTCTTTTTGTCTTTCCATCTGCCTCGCACGCTACCGCAGTAACAGGCGCTCTTGCAGCCGTTTGGTATTTAGAATCGGGCGCTATTGAACTTTCTGGCGCACTCCGTGGCGCTATTGCCGCTGCTGATTTGGCACGAACAGGAAGTGCAGCACTTATCGCAGCACAATCAGAAGCCGTTAATCAATTTAAGGCACAAATCAAAGATGATAGTGGCAACGTCATAAAGATGAGCACTTTCAACTTTAATCCAGATTCTTCAAAATACATTAGAAAAGTTTTTAATACAAATCCCACGTTAGTAAATTCAGATGTTACTGATTCGACTCAGTTAAAAACATATTGGCTTGGACCAACTTACGAAAGGCATTTGGCAAAATATTCATCAGGTGATGCATTCGGAGTTATTCTTGGATTAGATAGTGGATCAAACGCCGCTTCTGATTTTAAGTTCGGATTTCAAGCAGCCCAAACTCCATGGATAATTTCACAAGACCGACAAAATTCATCTGCCGGATATGATATTTTAGACACATCCAGAGTTTCGAAACTTTTTAAATTCCACACCTTAGATGCAGGTGATGATGAGATGAAGAAAATTAAAATCTCAATCACTGACATCAAGGCATCTACAAATGACTTTGATCCATATGGATCATTTAGTGTCGAAGTTCGCGATGCAAGAGATAGTGATAATTCACCAATTGTTATTGAGAGATATAGTTCTGTAAACCTTAATCCGAACTCTACTCAATACATTTCAAAAGTAATTGGAGACCAGTTCCTTACATGGGATGATACTGTGCGTAGGCACATTGTTAAAGGTAATTATCGAAATGCTTCCAGCTATATTAGAGTTGAAGTAGAAAGAGATGTTGACAGAGGTGTTACCGATTCTACACTCTTGCCGTTTGGTTCTTATGGACCATTAAGATTCCAGCAATGGGGATACCAATCTGGATCAGATGCACCAGCTAACGCATGGGCAAGAGGTAGTACAAATATTTGTAGACCACTTATAGATGCTGGTACACATGGCAAGTTTATTAATACTGGTGTTTCAGGAACATTGGATGGTGTAACCAACACAGCCAATTTCAGCGGCATTGCTTTATACCCAGCTATCCCACTCAGGTTAACCGCATCAGATGGTGACATTCCAGATCCAAAGGATGCATACTTTGGCATTGACTCAACGCAAGCAAGCAACAATAGATTCGAGCCAAGTTATCAAGATGTGGTAAGACCGTTGCCTGATGCAGTAGACACGTTTACAAATCAGAATGGCTTAGAGTTCTCTTACTTATTCAGCCTTGACGATCTTAAACCGTCCGCCGTAGGTGCTTCATCAGCCATTGCTTTATATGACTCTGGTTCAAGAGCAGCGGGAGAATCTTGGACAGCAGTTAGTTCCTCTTACAAAGAGGTGCTCGACCAAGGTTATAACCGATTTACTGTTCCACTTCATGGCGGATATGATGGTTTCAATGTTAAAGAAAAAGAACCATTTAACAACACAGATCTTGAAGGTGGCAGTGACACATCCAACTACGCATATTACAGCGTTCGTAGGGCGATTGACACCGTGGCAGATCCAGAAGTTGCTGAATACAACTTGATGGCTACCCCTGGTATTTGGAATGAATCTCTCACAGACCATATGATTGAAGTTTGTGAGGCTCGTGGAGATGCCCTTGCTGTGATCGATATCAAGACAGGATACTATGCCAACACTGAAAACAATAGTTCAGACGGTGATAACTTGGGATCTGTCTCAACAGCGATCACAAACATGAGAAATAGAAAAACAAACTCTTCTTATGGATGTGCGTACTATCCATGGGTCCAAATTAGGGACACCATTAGTAGTGCTCAACTTTTCGTGCCACCATCAGTCGTTGCACTTGGAGCGTTTTCAAGCACCCAACGTAACTCTGAGCTTTGGTTCGCACCCGCAGGCTTTACTCGTGGTGGGTTAACCGAAGGTTCAGCAGGATTGCCTGTAATTCAAGCTCGCGAGAGATTAACCTCCAAAGATCGTGATGATCTTTACGAGGCGAATATCAATCCAATCGCAACTTTCCCAGCCGAGGGTATCGTAATCTTTGGACAAAAGACGTTACAGCTTACACCATCTGCGCTTGATAGAATTAATGTTCGTCGTTTGATGATTTTCGTTAAGAAAGAAATCTCTCGTATGGCAGCTACTGTGCTCTTCGATCAGAACGTTTCTTCAACCTGGAATAGGTTCCTTAGCGAAGCAGAGCCATTCTTGAGAGGTGTGCAAGCCCGTCTTGGATTAACAGATTTTAAGATTATTCTCGACGAGACAACAACAACCCCAGAGTTGGTTGATAGGAATATTCTGTACGCCAAAATATTCTTAAAACCTGCTCGTTCAATTGAGTACATTGCACTTGACTTTGTTATTACAAATAGTGGTGCAGGATTCGAGGATTAAAAGAAAGATGACTATATATTATAACAACAGGAGAAACAAATAATGGCAGCAGACTCTTCAAACAATTTTTGGTCTAATCCAAATTTTGAACCAAAAAGAGGGTTTAGGTTTTTAATTGAGTTCACCCCACCTGGCGCACCTACTTCTTTGAAGTATGTTGCCAAGTCAGTGGACCGTCCTTCATATAGCATTACTTCAACTCCGCACGCATTCTTTAATCATACATTCTACTACCCAGGAAGGGTTACTTGGAATACTTTACAGTTGACACTTGTTGATGCGGTTGAGCCAAATACGTCAAAAGTTCTCTATGACTATTTGCTTAACACAGGTATTGCAAATCCTACCGATTTGAATGACGCGATTAATACAACGATCACTAAAGCAACAGCAACCGCTGCATTGGGTAAGCTTGTAATTAAAGAAATGATTACTGATGGTTCCTCCCCCGCCGCCAAAGAAGGTGGTAAGTGGGAGCTTGTCAATGCGTTTGCAACAGAAGTCAACTTCGGGTCTCACTCATATGATTCAGAGGACTTAATCGATGTTACTTTAACTATCCAATATGATTGGGCAGTTTACAGTTCTCAATAAAGCTAAACCTTAATAAAAACAATATTTTCTATTTGAACTATTTATTAAGTTAGGTTATAATAAAAATACATACTACAATAGAGGTGTAAATGTCAAGAAACTCTGGTCGCACGAAAGCAAGTGCTTCTCCTGCGCCAACCCAAGCAGTCGATTCAACGACTACGGCTGCTCCTCCGGCAACTCTTTCGTTTGTTGCCCCAACGGAATTTGTCGAGCTTCCTTCTCGTGGAAAGTTTTATCCTCCTGCCCATCCACTTTATGAGCAAGAGACAATAGAAATTCGATACATGACCGCAAAAGATGAAGATATTTTAACTTCAAAAGCATTGCTTAAAAGCGGCTTGGCTATCGATAGACTAATTGCGAATCTTATTGTTAATAAAGATATTCACGTTGATGATTTATTGGTGGGTGATAAAAACGCCTTACTTCTTGCGGCAAGAATATCGGGATATGGAAACGAATACACTGTTAGGATAGTCTGTCCCGCCTGTGGTGTTACTAATGAACACATCTTTGATTTATCAGCCATGGGCAATAGTCAAGGTATTCAACCAGAGGAGGATAGTGACAGCGGCGTGTCGCAAACAGATCATGGAACTTTTACTGCTGTTCTTCCCCGTTCTGAATATACTGTGGAGTTTAGACTTTTTACTTCACAAGATGAAAAAGATACGATTGCTCGACAAGAGAGGTTAGAAAAGCTTAACTTACCAGACTCTACATCGACAGATCTGCTTAAAACATTAATCGTGTCAGTCAATAACGTCACCGATGTTGGTGAAATAAATAATTTTGTTGATAACATGCCTGCCCAAGATGCTAGATTTTTAAGGGCGTGTGTTAAAGTAGTAACTCCAAATGTGGATCTATCTCAAGAAGTTGAGTGCTCGTCTTGCGGTGCGGTAACTGAAACGGAGGTGCCGTTTACTTCGGAATTTTTTTGGCCTAAATAGCGACTACATGCAAAATGTATATGAACAATTCTTTTTTCTTACACACCATGGAAGTTGGAGTTTTATAGAGGCATACAATCTTCCCGTTCAATTAAGGGGCTGGTTTGTGCGTAGGCTAACAAAACAATTTCAAGATGAGAAAGAGGCTATGGAAAAAGCCAATAAAAAAACTAGATAAATGAAAGCGGGCTATTGCCCGTTTTCTTTTTAATGCAACTATTTATTAGAGGCAGACATATACGGAGACCACAAACATGAGCGAATCAAACGATTTAGTTTCGATTGAAATTAATTTAAACCCAAGTGAAGCCGACTTGTTAAATGAAAGCTGGCTTGCTATGATGGGCGGAGCGATTGAAACAATTCTTGCAGGAATGTTTGGTGGACGACGTGTACCAGTTAAAATCTCCGGCACGAGAAAACAAGTAGATTCTTTTAAAAGCGCTCTTGGAAATGAGGCAAAATATCTTAAAGCAATGAAGCGCTACGGCTTAGACAAGCCCGAGACAATTAAAACAAAGTCTGCCCTTGATCGCGCAATAAAAAACTTTGAAAGCGACACAGGCATTAAATGGCCATTCAAATAGGAGAACTATAAATGGCTGATCATGATCAAAATATTAACGAGCGACTTGCTGCTGAAAAAGTCGCCCTGTCTGCACTCACTGAAGGCAGTAAAGAATATCTTGAACAGCTTGGAAAAGTCTACGCGCTAGAGAAAAAAAGATTTGCCCAAATGGAGGGGCAAAAAGAGCAGTTTCAACTATTAAATGAGCTTGAAAGACAGCGCATTAGTCAGCTTGAAGAGCTTGCCAAAAAAGAAGAAAAATTACAAAAAACAAGTAGTGACTTTGCAAATGCTCTTCAACGAACAGTACAAACCTTCACTGGCTTAACAGATGGTTCGGAGACCCTTATTGGTTCTTTTATGAACATGGAAAAATCCAGTAAAAAATTACAAAAAGAAATTGATCGCTTAAAGGAAAAAACGCAAGACGCCTCGCTCTCTGCCGAGGAACTCGCAGCCGCAGAAGCGGACCTGTCAAGAAAACAAGAAGATCAAAAAAAATCCCAAAAGTCTCTTACAGACTCAATGACGGAATATGTTGAGAATTTAAATCCAGTCGCCTCGTTAATTTCAAAAGTTCAACAATCCACGATAGGAGTCGCAGCAGCAAACGATGCAGCCACCGCCGGATTTAATGCAGCCACAGGTGCCGCAGGAGAATTTGATGATGAAATAGTTGCTCTTGAATTGGCAAACAGATCAAATGGTATCTCCGCAGAAGAGATGGCTGCATCTTATCAAAGCCTTATGGGAAATCTCTCTGGTTTTGGAGTTATGGCGGAGAGTGAAAGAAAAAGACTTGGAGAACTCGGCGCACGACTTGATAAGGTAGGAGTTTCAGGAGCCGACTTTGCGGGCAGCCTTGAAACAATGACAAGAAATTTTGGCATGTCTACAAAGACAGCTACACGCTTTCAAAAACAAGCATTTAATTTAGCTCAAACTCTTGGCAAAGATGTGGGACAGGTTTTTTCTGAATTAAACCAGGCGCTTCCACAACTGTCATCGTATGGCGCAGATGCTGTTGAAATGTTTTTTGACTTAGAGAAGCAATCACAAAAAACCGGACTTGCAGTTAATGAGCTTATTGGCATAGCGGATAACTATCAAACTTTTGATTCTGCCGCCACCGCCGCCGGTAATTTAAATGCTGTTTTGGGCACACAATTGTTTAGCACAATGGGTCTTCTTGAAGCACAATTAGAGGGACCACAGGCAGTTATAGATTATATGTCGGAAACTCTTGGATCTTCTGTGAGTGATTTTAATTCACTTAACAAATTCCAAAAAGATGCTATTGCAAACGCTGCTGGCATGAATGCGGAACAGTTAAGCCAGTTAATGAACCAAGAGGCAATGACAAAGCAAGAGAAAGACAGAGCAACGTCATTAAATGAAGCCATGGCTGCTGGACGTAGTTTAGCACAAGAGCTTGTAATATTTGTTCAAAACTTTGCAATTGGGCTACAGCCGGTTGTTGATGTTCTAACTGGTACTTTTCAAAATCTCAATGCAGCAATTCAATATATAAAGGATGAAGTGCCATTTATTGGTAACATAATAAAAACTGCGTTTGCCATTGGCGCTGTGGTGAAGTTTATAGGTATTATACACAAAGCTGGTAGAGCAATTAAAAACTTTGCAATCCAGAATGTTTTTGCTAGCGCGATGGCGAACCCGATTCTTACGGCTTTCAAAGTCGCCGCAGCAAGCGGGGTTGTGGCAATGGCCATGGGTGCGTTTCCAAAAGAAAAGCGACAACTTGGTGGCAATACTACAGGAAGAATGGCAAGTTTAGCAGAAGCAGGTGCAGAGGGCTTTGTTTCAAACGGGCAATTACAAGTCGCTGGAATGGGCGGACCTTTCCAAGCCGAGCCACCAGTTAATACTGCTGTTATTAATAATAAGAAATTAACAGCCCTTGCCAACAATGCCCTTCAAGGTGGTGGAGACAACCAAAGCAACGGCGCGGTTGTTGCAGCAATTAACAATATGTCTAATAAGCTTGATAATGTTACTGCACAAATTGCATCATTAAACGAAAGTATGGGATCAGCAGGGGATCTTATAATGAACCTTGACGGAAGAGAATTTGGTAGAGTGATAAATGAACATATTGGAGAAGGCGGCAGCTATCCGATTAGCATAAAAGCTCCGTAGGTGTGAATTATAATGGGACGTATTAAAGCTAATAAGTTAAGACCCAAAGCTGAGGGACAGGGCGCAACTGCTTGGGGAAATAAACAATCTTACAAAGTTAAGTTTGTTCACGAACCAACTGGTCACACAGTTGAATTTCCTGCCTTAATAGATAACTTTAAAGATACACATTCACCAGATTTAACAAACACTTATGGAGGAAACGAACACGATCCCTATGTGACACTGGCAAGAACAACAAGAAACGTATCTTTTGATTTAACAGTTTTAAGTACCTCGCTTGACGAGGCACGACACAATACACAATGTGTTAATTTGTTAATTCAAATGATGTATCCCACTCTTAATGACGATGGCACATTTAAGTCAAAGCCCTACATAAACATACGCTTAATGAACTTGCTTCAAGGTGTAAGAAGTAATTTGGGAATTAGCTGTTGTGTTAGCTCACTATCGTATGGTATAAATTTTGAAGAAGGTGTTATTACAGGGATAACTCAAATAGACGGCAGAACTATTCAAAGAGAAGTTTACCCAATCAGCTTAAAGTTGAGCATCCAGGCAAAAACACTTATCCCTGCTAGCAGGGATATTAACTCGCCACTTCCAAGAAACTTTCCTTCATATGGGGGGCGATAATAAATGAGCAGAGATAGAACAGTTACACCGGGAGACGGTTGGTCATATCGCAGAGTGGTTTCCTCTGACGGAAGCGCAAACTATACAGTCCAAAAGATGGGGGAACAACGTTGGAGACAAACAGGTGCGCAACAAGCCGCTGGAATTGAAGAAAAAATTTTTACAAAATATGGGTATCCATTAGAAACAATTCAAGGATCTGCAAATTGGTGGCAACAAGAGTTTGAGACTACCAGTTATTTTATCGACCCACTTACCACTGGCGGTGAAGTACAAGCAATATCAATAGGTCCAAGCCCACCTGGCTCTACCATAGATCAAGAACTTGCTAATGGCATGAGAGCAAATAACGATGCAGCAGAGCCCGAACCAGGCACACCTTTTGCTCTCGGAGGAACACTTCCCGCTGCTGAAACCCCTGTGCAAGAAGCTAGTGTTGCAATGGTTGGTCAAAAATTCTACCCACGTCTTTCGATAAGAGGCGATGGTATAAACTTTTCACATTTTATATTTCCAAAAAAATATCAAGAATCGTACAAAGCCCGTTGGAGTTTTAGTACCATGTTGGAAGGTCGCATAAACGAAAGGTCAGATTATGGCGGAACAGAAAGAACGATAAATATTGATTTTGTATTACCAGCAAAAACAGTACAAGAAGCGCGTGCAAATTTACAACTTTGCACTAATTTAGCAAGAACGGCACACGGAAGTTATAGAACTGTTAGTTTGCCGAATAACGATGGAGAAGATTCTACCTACCGCAGCGAGCCACAGCCCATTTTTCGTGGTGCAAAAACTTTTGCACTATCTTTTGGAAATTTAATTAGAAACGAAAGAGCTGTTGTACAAACCTTTGCTTTTTCCGCAAATCTTGAAGCTGGTGTTTTTGATTACAATAAACAACAAGTTGAAAACAATGTTTATCATAATCGAAAGGGACAGGTGCTACCCCGTGAACTTTTAGTTACAATTTCATTTATAATAGTTCACGCAAATCCTCTTGGTTTTGGAGGACCGCTAAGACCGGGAGAACAACTTGGCTGGTCACAAAATCAAAATAGAGATTGGCCACACGGTACAGGACCAATTCCAGTTCAAAACTACATGGGAAAAACCACCACACCAGGAAGTGTTGAACCAATTCGATCAATACAAGAGGTTGTTGAAGAACTAGACGCGCAAAGACAAGCCGAACAAGAAGCCGCTGAGGCTGCCCGACGACAAGCCGAACAAGAATACATGCGATCCGAATTGGGCCAACTCGAATTTGCTGCTGATCAGGCCGCCCTCCTCCTCGACAACTCCTTGTTCAGCGATTAAACTATGCTTCTGATAAAATAAAACATACATACTATTTATTAATGGCGAGGACATACAATGGCAAACGCAAAAAGATACGCAAGAAGATATGTATTTGTAAATGATAGCGACAGATATAAAGACATTCGTTATCAAAACGATATAAAAATTCTTAGACAATACAGCACTCCTGAGCTATCCAACCCTCTAAGAGTGGCTGGCAATGTTACCGTGATCGACCATGTGTGGAAAACAGGAGATCGATATTATAAGCTCGCAGATGAATATTATGATCGTCCCACTTATTGGTGGGTAATCGCCTTATTTAACAATAAACCAACTGAGGGGCATATAAAAAAGGGAGAAATTATTCGTATCCCGGTGCCCTTGGAAAATTTTCTAAGGGATATGTAAAATGGCAGACATAGATGACGCCAGAGCACAGCAAGCGTATTTACTTCATAATGCAGACGAACTTGAACGGGCAATCCGAAAAGCACCAGGAATTAATCTCGGTGATATCCGACTCGATCCTTTAATGTATGGCTTGACAATGCCAGTGCCTCAAATTGTGCGTGGACTTCAACAATTGCAGTCAAACACC